ACAAAATAACCTGCTTCCTCACAGAAACGGTTAAGAACACTCTGGGGCAGTAGCGCGAAAGCGTTGCTGCCCCTTTTTCTTTTGGAAAAATCATGGGACTGTTGGACAGGGCCAAACAAGCGTGGCACATATTCAGGCATGGGCATCAAGCGCCGCTGTGGATGCAGCGCAAGGACGCGCCGTTCATGTGGCCCGACTTTCGAAGCGGTGTACCGCAGTGGAAGCTGATCGACTATCGCACCTACGCCACTGAGGGCTTTGCGCAGAATGAATTGATTTACGCCAGCATCATGTACAAGGCGCGGGCGGGCAGGCTCGCACCGCTGCGGGCCTACTCTGGCACGTTTGAGGATAGGGAGGTGCTGGACGCCAGCCACGATCTGCAACAGCTATGCGCCAGACCAAACCCGCACCAGTCGTGGGAGGAGTTCCAGGACCAGTACACGGTGTACGTCAACATTGCCGGGAACAACTTCACCGTCATGGACAGGCCGAACAAAACGGCCCAACCGGAGGCGCTATACAACCTGCGGCCAGATAGAGTGTTCATCGTGCCCGGTGTGGTAGACGGCAGGCACACGGTCCTGGGCTATCTCTACGTACCAGAGGGTAAGTCGGCCTACGCCCGGCTGACCCGTGGCGAGAGGATAGAGGCCGTCACCAAGGGCGACGTAGTGCCGATACTGCCCGAGGACATGATGCACGTCAAGTTCCCGAACCCGCTGGACCCGCTGGAGGGAATGGGCGAGGGGTTATCGCCTATATCTTGCATCGCCTGGACGACAGACGTAGACAACGCTGTCACGCAATTCTTGAAACTGTTCTTTGAAAAGGGCATCGTCATCCCCGGCATGGTGACGACCGACAAGGTCAACCTCAGCGAGAACGTCATCGCCCGTCTCAAGCAACGCTGGAAAGAAACCTATGGCGGCTTCGAGAACTGGGCCGAGGAGATATTCGTCGCTGACCACGGGCTGAAATATCAGCGCATTGGGCTGACGTTTGACGAGATGGGCTTCGAGGAGATAGACGAACGCAGCGAATCGCGCATCCTCGGCCCGTTCGGCGTGCCGCCTATCCTGATAGGTACGCGGGTTGGCTTGCGCAGGTCTACCTACTCAAATTATGGCGAGGCCCGCAAAGCCTTCTGGCAAGATACGATGGTGCCAGAGGCGCGGCTGTTCGAGACCGAGTTTCAATACTACCTGCAAGGAGCACGCGGCGAGTTCGTCGCCTTTGATTACACCAACGTCCCAGCGCTGCAAGAAGTGTGGCTGGCCGAGCGCGAATCGTGGCGGGCCGACTTCCAGGCGGGCGCGGTCACCTTGAACGAGTTCCGGGCCTTCCTGCGGCTGGAGCCAGTGCCAACGGGCGAGGCGTTCTTCAGGCCACTGAATATCATGCCTAATCCAGTCGTGGCCACAGAGACCGTGCCAGAGCCTGAACCGGACATGGAAGAGCTGCCGGAAGCGACCGAGGACGAGCGCAAGCAGCTCAAAGCGGGCATCAGCCGCGAGGCGAAGTTGCGTCTGTGGAAGCAGGTGGACGATATTGCTACCTCGTGGGAGGGCCGCTACTCAGAACGCGCCAGGGACGCATTCGAGCGCGATCGCCGGGCGCTCCTGGTGCGATTGAACGAGGGCAAAGCCAAGGCGCTCCAGGGCAAGCAGAGCGTGGACTTTTTCGCCGTCGAGCGGGACTGGAAGGAATATTTTGCCACCGAGGCACCTGAGAATTGGCGCGAGGAGTTCTTACCCGTCATTCAGGGAACTATCATTGACCAGGGCCAGGCGTGGAACTCAGCCTTTGGCATTCAGTTCGACGTGCGCAACCTGTTCGCCGAGGCGCAAGCGGGCGACTTCTTTTCCGAGTTTATGGACGGCTTTGCCCAGGACATCATCGCCACTACTCAGGCCGATATGGAAGTCCTGATCAGGCAGTCTTTGGCGAACGGCTGGACGGTAGACGAGTTGCGTAAGCAACTGGGCCTGACGTTCGACCGCTACGTTGACCCGGCTTTCACGCTAGACGGACGCCGGCTGACCGACGACGAGCGGGCATGGTTCCAAGAACGGTCGCCGCGCTACCGGCGGGAGAATATTGCGAGGACAGAAACTATAAGAAGCTCGAACGCGGGTAGCCTCGCCCTGTTCGATGCCTGGGAAGTGGTAGAGATGAAGGAGTGGCTTGCTACCGGCGACGACCGCACCAGGGAAGACCACCTGGTCGCCTGGTCACAGTACAGCGAGGGCGGCGATCCGGGTCCGATACCGCTGAAGGATGCGTTCACAGTCGGCGGCGAGAGTCTGATGTATCCCGGCGATCCGCGTGGGTCACCGGCCCAAGTGTGCCAATGCAGATGCACATTGCTCCCATATTTTTCTGAAGCCGCCGGGACGCAAGAAGAAATCAGGCAGCAACGGGAGCAAATCGAGGCGCTGATGGAGGCGACGGAATGACCGTCAAGCCGGTTCAATGCGACAGGTGCCGACGCATGACGCTGACGTATAACGTGGACGAAACGAGCCGGAAGCTGTGCCCGGTGTGCATCACGGAGTTGGGGCAACAACAAAAGCCGCAGGTCGGGCCGAGTGAGGTGAAGGATGCCGACGCCACAACCGAATGAATCAAGAGATGACTTTGTGAGCCGTTGCATTCCGGTCGTATTGGAGGACGGCACGGCAGAGAGCCAGGACCAGGCAGTAGCGGTTTGCAATTCGATGTGGGAGGAAGCGAATAAGGAGCAAGACAAAATGGAAAAACAAATGGAGCGCAAAACATTCCACGGCTTTGTCACCAAGGCCGACGAGGAACAGGGTATAGTTGAGGCTTACTTTGCTGTATTCGGCAATATCGACCAGGGTAATGATGTGATACATCCTGGCGCGTTTACCAAGACATTCTTGGAGCGCGGTGGCAAGGTGCGCGTGCTGGATAACCACCGGACGGACACGATAGAGCGGGCCATCGGCAAGCCACTGTTGCTGAAGGAGGTCGGCAGAGAAGACCTACCACCCGAATTGCTGGCGCAGAATCCCGAAGCAACAGGTGGTGCATTTGCTAGAGTTCAGATGCTCATGGACACGCCAGAGGGTAAAGGCGCATTCATTAGGCTCAGGGATGGTGCGATTGACGAATGGTCATTTGGCTATGACGCCCTGGACACCGATTTTTCCAGCGCCATGAAAGATGGCGAAGAGATCAACGTGCGCAACCTGCGTACTTTGCGACTGTATGAGATTTCGCCAGTGTTGTTCGGCATGAACGAAGCGACGACGACGGTTAGCGCCAAGGCCAGCCACGAATTCGAGGAGAAGGCCATTACTGACGAAGACAAGCGCGTCATCAAGCAGGAATTACGCGGCCTGAGTATGACGAACCTTGTCGCCACGCACCGGCGATTGCACAACATGGCCGCGCAGGGCAATATGCTGACCGGCTTCACCCGTGCCGACATGAATTGGTTCCACGCATCGACCGAGCAGGAACTGAGGCGGCGGGCGACGGAGGACGACCGTGAGCCGCCAGAGGCTACGCCGCTTGAGTGGGATAGCAAGGAAGGCGAAGAGCCAGAGTCGAGCGACGATGAGAAATGCTTCCCCAGCCGCATCGCTGTCATCAGGGATAGGGAAAAAGCGGGACATTACGTCATCTCACCAAAGGAAGGGCGCTTGGCTGATGTTGAAATTCACAGAATAAAGGAACTATGGGACGCTATGTGGAAGACTGGTGCAAAGGCGATGGTTGTCGATGTACCAATCGAAATCACCAAGTTAGACGAGGAAGCACCTCTGATCGTGGTTAAAGAGGCCGCAACCGATAACCAGAACGAAGAGCAGGCCGGGCCGGACACACCACCCACCTCCAACGTACTGGACGAATTGAAAGTTCTAAGACTTCAGACAGAGACATTGGAGGTAAGTTATGGCGAAGAGCAAGGAGTTGCTCGAAAAGAGTAAGGTCTTGCAGGATGAGGTCGTGGCGGTCTTTGAGAATGAGGAATCGACCGCCGAGGACCGGGAAGCCGCCAAGGCGAAACTGCAAGAGGCAACAGACCTCGTCGGTGCTGCCAGGGAGATGAAAGCCCTTGAGGCAGCGGCTGCCGAGTTGAAGACTGAGACCGAGGAGCAGGAAGTCAAGAGCCAGCAAATGTCGGTACCAAGTGGGTTTGCTTCGCTGGGCCATTGGCTATGTGAAGTTCGCAAGTACAGCCCCGACAAGATCAACGAAGTCGTGATGGCTGGCGGTCTGCATCCGGGCCTCAAAACCCGCAAGCGTGACCCGGACGAAACCGAGACCGACGAGAAGGAAACGGCCTGGACAAAGCAGACTGGTCGTGCATCGTTCGCAACAAAGCAGCTAGTGGAGAACGTCGGCGCGTCCGGCGGATTTCTCGTGCCTATCGAGTACAGGCCGGAACTGTTGGAGTGGGCGTGGGAAGCTAACCCGATCCGTGGGCGTGCGACGGTCATCCCGATGCGACGCAGGCAGCTTCAGGTGCCGACCTTGGACCAGACCGGAACGGCAGCGGGCACGACCCGGCAGTATGGCGGCGTCGTGGCGAGCTGGACGGAAGAGGCGACCGAGAAGGACGAGACCGAGCCAGCCTTCAGGCAGATAAACCTGGTAGCTCACAAGCTGGTGTGCTACACCGAATCCAGCGACGAGCTACTGGCGGACTCTGCCATCGGCTTGCAGGCGCTTCTAACCCGTCTGTTTGGTGGCGCTATCACCTGGGAAGAGGAATGGACGTTCTTGCGTGGGACTGGCGCGGGCCAGCCCTTGGGCGTCATCAACGCCGGGGCGACCTTCGTGCAGCCGCGTGCCGTGGCTGGTGCTATCGGCATCGTGGACATCATCAACATGATCGGCCACCACCAGGGGAACAACCCGGTGTGGCA